GGAGTAATAGACACCCATCCTGAGTTCGCTGGTAATGCTCAGACCTTCCCAGCGCTTACTTGATTGCTCGGTCATTACGTTACTCCGCGTAGTAGTTGAGAGCAGCAATGGTCAAGTCGCGGGTGGCTTCACCTTCCACCTGGTACTTACTGCCGAGGTCGATCAATGAGCAACCAGTCCAGGTCTCACGCTTACCGCCGCCGTCCTGGGGATAGATCGTCAGCTTGGCATCCAGCAGGGCGCGCCAGTCCGGTTCACCATTTTTAGGAATAGCCACCGAGACTTTCAGCTCGTGATCTTCAATTCCCTTTGCCGTGCCGGCTGGGCGGCCGGTGCGATTCATTGTCTTGACGACCTTGCGCCCGGTCTTGAGGCTCGGCTCGACGCTCACCACCTCATAGTCGGTGCCGTTGATCTCCAGGACGATCTGCCCTACATAGTTATCAGCCATCTAAAATCACCTCTTACAGGAGCAGGTCGATGCGACCGGCGAACACATGCAGGCCGTTGACGACATCAGTGGGAATGGTTGCATTGAGGCGGTTTGCGTCTTGGGCCGAACGTTCGACCACCAGCCCGGCCGCATTGGCCTCGACTTCTTCGACGATCTCCAGCTCCTGCGCCTTTAGCAGCACGTCCAGCAGCTCGCCGCGCACTGCTGTCGGGGTTTTTTTCGACAACTTGGAGCGCGGGAAGCGCAAGCGGATGCGATCACGGCATGCCATACGGATGTAATACAGGGTTCGGATGGTGGTCAGGTCCAACAGCGACACGTCCGTGGCACCTGCCGCAGACTTGGTATAAGTGGTCACGGCACGGACAATCTGGATGACATCACCGGCCGCGACTTCCAGCGGAGTGACACCGTTAGCCAGGGCGGTTTCCTGCTCGGTTCGGCCGAGGCGTTGGGCGATAGGTGGAACCTTAATCCCGGACAGCACTAAGGTATTCAACGGCCGCGCTGGATCTTCTTCCGACGCGATCATGGCGGCATAAGCTGCGGCCACCTGGCGCGCACTGGATGCCGTGCCTGGCAACACCGCCAGGCTGATCGCGCCGGAGTTCAGCGACGTAGCCAGGGTGGTCGCAGCGGACAGCGTACTGGTCACGGCTGCTACGCCGATGATGCTTTGCTGCTCCATCGAGTTGGTGTAGACCTTGATATGTTCGCGCAACGCGGTCAGCGCGGTGCTGCTGAACCAGGCAGTCACCAGGATGGTAAATCCACCCAATGCGGTCGCATCCAGGGCGGCCTTGATATCCGGTTCGGCGTCACCCTCAACCGCCACCCCCACGGCCGAGACAGCAGCGTAGCGATAGGCAGTAATAAAGGCGTCGGCCATTTCCTCGGCGACAGTTCCGCCGAACAACGCTTTGGCCTCGGGCGCGCTGTAGAACGGTGTGGGCACGTTGGCCGCAACCGTTGCACCTTCGCCCAGGGGAACGATCAGGCACACGCTCTGCTTGTTGGTCGGCAGGTTCCGTACTGCCAGGCTGGTGTTGAACTCCATGTAAACGCCCGGCTTGCGAATCGACGCCGGGATTGTTTCAAATTCGATGCTCATTCAGCGGATTCCTTTGCAGGTTGTTTGGCACCAGCACCCAGTTTGTCGGCGAGCATCAATTCACACGCTGCCAACCGGCGCCGGTAGTAGGAGGTATCCGGCACATCAACAGCCTTGGCGGTTTCGATGTACTTGTACGGATCGTCTTCCAAGGGCACCCGATGACCAGGTGCAGCTTTAACGCGCATCACACGTCCCTCAGTTCGATGTTGTCGGTGGCCACCGGGTTGGGGTTGTCCGATGGGGTGTGGTATTCCAGGTCAACGCCTTTAAAGTCCGGCCAGGCCGACTCAGGGATCAGCCAATCCAGTTCAACGGCGAAGGACTGGCCCAGGACAGAAAGGTGCTGCGCCTGAAACTTGCCGTTGACCAGGTTGTTAAACTCCGTAGGCCTGACCATGGCGCCATCGAGCTTGTGCTGCCAGTTAGTGAGCAAAGCCATGCACTCCCCCCAAAGCCAGTAACTACCGGGGTCGCTGGCCTTGGGCGTGTTCCTGCGCTCGCTCCCGGACGAAACGACCAGGCGAAAGACTATGGCGGCCGAGTAGCGGCGGTGTGAGCGTGGTTTGAAGCTGATTTTGGGCGTGGTGATCAGGATTGAAGGGCCACCAGCAATCAGACTGACCATCAAGTCTGGGTCACTCAGTTCGCCACCATAAGTCTCCAGGCGCAGGCGCGGCACTGCCTTTTTCAGCTCTTTCAACCGTTCTAAAACGCCGTCCTCCAGTTCACCCAACATCACAGATGCCTCAAGGTGTTACGCGAGAACAGCCGAGGTTGGTGGGCGATCTTCAATCCAGCATCGCCCGCCTCGGACGCGCCCCTTGCCTCATCCTCGGTCGCCAGTTTTTCCAGGCGTTTGATGATGTCGCGATACCGCAGGCGCATGGTTGAGTCTTCTACAGCCGTCCCTTGCAGGTGATACCGCGCCAACTCGGGCAGGTCATCCGCGACCCATTCCGGCGCATCCACGCCGGTCTTGCGAAAGCGCAGGTAGAACGAGACCTCGCTACGAGCGCGGCTGACGGCATCAGCGATTCTTGCCAGTGCGTCGACGGCGGTTTCCACTTCCTCGGGCGACCAGTCGTCCAGAGGTTTACCCTCGGCAGCCGCAAGCAGCAGGTCCGATTCGATGGGATTGCGCGGCGGCTTGACGGCCAAAACGGTGATTTCTTCTTCACCAAATCGGTGCATCAACTGAGCGGCGCTCGGTAGCGAGATGTTCATTTACCTTCGCCCTCGACCTTAGTTGCCTTCGGTTTACGAGGTTTCGCAGACGTTTCCGCTGCCAGATCCTTGGTCTCTTCACGCGCCAAGTCTTCCTGGAGGGCCTCTTCCCAGAGCTTTTCGACTTCGATATCGGTCGCGGTCAACTGCCCTTTGTCCTGCTCGATCACAAGGTGGTTTGCCCCTGGCCCTGGACCATTGGTTACAATCCGGCCTCCGACAACGGGCACGGCGCCGGATGTAACCACTGCATCACCCAGAGCTGTAGGGCTTGTTTCAGGCGCCTGCGACTGGGCGTTTTGTAAGGTGTTGGCCGCTTCCGGTAGCGGCCCTGCACTGGCCTTAGTGCTTTCATCGCGTTGCTCCGATGCCTGATAAAGACTGGTTTCCTTAACCGCGACAATCAATTGAGGCTCCGCAAGCAACGCCTCCCATTGATCGACAGTGAAAGCATTTACAGGCCAGTCTTTGGGCTTGTCGGAGTGGGCCACGCCACAGCGACGGAAGCCGTTACGTTTGGAGATGATCGTAATTACGGTTGCCATAACGCCCCCTTACGCTTCGCCAGTCGAGCCGAACGCAAGCTGCCAGAAGCCATAACCACCGGCCGCCCGTGCTTCTGCACCGAACTTGAATTTCTTGCGGCTGAACACTTCGTCCGACTGTGGGTCGGTCTGTTGGACGAAGTCCGGGGCCTTGCGCTCCTGATAGATGAAAGGCCGAACGGGCTTACTGGTATCCAGGAGAAACCAGGCAGTGTCGGAGGTGATGCGGGTAGAAACCACCAGTTCGGCGGTGCCCTTGTACAGGTTGACCTTACCGTCTTCCAGGCGATCACTGGTCAGCAAGGCTTTTGCGGTGTCTTCCAGACCAGGGCCAACCAGAAGAATCGTCGGGCGCACATCCAGTGGTCGACCTTCATCGTCCTTGAACTTACCCATGGCGGTACGTGCAGCACCGTAACTAGCCTTCGCCGCTGCCTGGGTTTCGATGGAAAGTGCAGCAGTGCCCTTGTTGCTGACGCTGCCATTGCCGACGACGTGGTCGGTGTCGAAGAAGTACTGGCCGTCGTAGCACTGATTGCCAAAGCCACCGTTCACCAGCTCGTACACGATTTCATCGGGCAACCGCTTGGCCGAGAAGCCCGCCATCTGTGCCTGGGGCGCATAGATGCCCAACTGATCATCTTCGATGTGGTTACGGTCCACTTCGACAGTTGCTTCAAAGTCTTCGTTTTCTACTGTGTAGCTGAACGCTTTCAGGCTCTTGACATGCTTCTCGCCAACCCAACGGCGCATTTTTGGAAACGCCGACAACCACGCATACATATTGCTGCCGGTTGAGCTGGGCACCTTCATGGCAATCTTTTCCCAGGAACTGGGAGCAGCCGCAAAGGCGTTGTTGAAAAGCGTTTTCATGGCAACGAACGCTGCCTGAATGGAGGATTTATTAACCAACATGCGCAATGCGCTCCTATATATAGAGGGAGTTACTCAACCCATACGCCGTCGGCATCAATACCGACGATGCGTCCAGCAGCGGATCGGGTGCCGCCTGCATCAGCAGCCGCCACGGTTTCGTCATCGACGATGTAGGCGGGCTTGAACAGATGCGCCTGGGTGACGGTGCCGTCATTGGCCCAAAGGAATGCCTTGCCGTGGCGGATCTCGGCCAGCGCAGCACCCGCTGCACCGCCTCGGTTGTCGACTGACGCCTCGAAACGGCCCAGGTAAGACAGGCCCAGAGCGGTTGAACCGGGTGCAGCAAAGCCGGTGGCGGTGGCGACTGCCAGAGAGCCAGCGAAGATGCGAACGTTGGCGGCGACGGGGATCACCAGCACTTCGGTGGACTTCATGGGCGTGTTGCGATCTTGAGTCAGCGGCACGGGTTAACCCTCGCTCTGTTTGTTTTTGGCGAACTCAGCCGGATCAACACCCAGTTGCAGGCACATGGCGCGCTCTTCTGAGTTGAGCGCGGTGGTGGTTTTGTCGGGCTGGCGTTCGCCTAGGCTAGTTGGATCACCAACGATGGGCGCTGCCTCGACGAAAGCTTTGAAGCGCGTCAGTCCGGCTTCGTCCTGGCACATGGCACGGTGATAATCCGCAGTAGCTGGGGTGATCTTTCCGGCTTGGGTGGCCTGAGTGATAACCGTGTCCACTGCCTTGTTGTGTTCTGCCGCTTTAAAAACGGTGAGGGCCTGCTCGGCATTCAATGCGCGGGACTCCAGCGCGTTGTAGTCGGCGCGAGGTACGAACCGCTCCAGGTTGCCCGACTCGGTGTTGAGTGCCTGGGTAGCGGCATTGAGTTTGGCGGTGGTTGCGGTAAAGACCTGCTCTGCGGTCGCCGTATCAGGCAACCCGAGCAGCTTTAAAAGCTCTGGTGAGGGTTTCACAGGGGCGTTCTCCATTTGCTCTTGGTTGAGTGCTGTCATTACGAGGTTGGGGATGTTGGTAAGGGCGGCGCTGACCATGCGCACAATGCGTTTGGTCTCATCGTCGTAATCAAAAACCGGGGAAAGGAAGCGGTACTCTTTGTCTTCAACCTGGAGTTTGCCGCGTGGAGTCCAGTCGACCTGTCCCCACAACGCGCCGTTGCGTATTTCCAGTTTCTTGATCCATGCACCGGCCGGGGCGGGCTCGCCCTGAGGGGCACGGCGCTGGGTGGCATGCTCCCAGTCGATAGGCAAATCTATTGCCCGACTGGAGAAGTTGGTCTGTACAAACTGAGAGGCGGTATCGTCGAACAGCCAGGCGCGGCCGTCGCGGCCAACAACGCTGGGGCCGGCGGGGATTAGCTCTACCCACTCGGGTGCCTTCCCATCGGAAAGCTCGACGGAGCTGTATATTTCAGAGTTAACGGCGAGTTGAGTTTTCATGCCGCCATTGTTGGCGGCATCTTAAGGAGGAGATATTTCAGGAAGGTTTAAGGTTTTTGCATTGATAGGGGGGGCTGTTCAGAAGGCGGAGGGGTGTTTGATATCGAATTCGCTCTCTAGATCCTGAGCAAAACTCCGAACACGATCTACAACGTTGCGCACTTCCTCTGCTGAAACAGCAATCGCGACTCCGTCAGTGTTTTTTCCACCCCGATGCACAATGTCGTGCCTAGTCAGGATGTCCCCTTTCAACGCGTTCGTGTTCGGAAATTCGATACTGAAGCATTTTTCATATGTTTTTTTAGCTTCGTTTAACTGGTGCCAATTGGTTTTTTGAAGGTGGGCAAATACTTGCTTTTTGAGACCATCCATTCTCTTAAATATTTCTGGCATTTTGATGTTCTCAGCACCCAACTCAGTACCAGCACTGTTCTCAATGAAAGCTCTTAGCGAATCTTGGCTGCCCAACGCCCGCCATAAAGCCACCTCAAGAAGATACGCTTCTAGCGCAGTAATAACTGCGCTATGAGCTAACTGCGTAACCATCACCTGTATATGCGGAGTCCCGCCTACCTCTAGAACATCTTCAATATCTGAAAGCTTCTTAAGTAACAGCCGGAATGCAGTTTTCCCGTCATCAAAAAATGATAGTGCCTCATCATATTCCCAGTCTTCGTAGTCTTGCCCTTGCGGTGTGGGCGCCCACTCATCTCCTACGGTGCCAATTAAATCATTTATAAGCTCACTCAATACTTCATAGTCCACTATAGAGCCAAAGCGGTTCTGAATTTCATCGTCTGGAGAGTAAGGCCCTCCATGAATAAATTGGTATCCACCTTCACGCCCATTGTATGGAGTGTCGTTTGCGGGATCTTGGAAGCGTGAGCAAAACCATTGCCTCACTGCTGCAATCTGCAAATCACGCGGAGCGTCTGCTAACCATTTCTCATCAGGATTGAATCCTTCAGCCGTCCAAAAACCAGCTTCCTCTGGAAGCTCTGGCTGCTCGTCAAAATCCATATCGCTCATCACTAGTCTCGTTCAATCGTCTGAAGGTTGGATGAACATAGGCGGTATTAGACATCCTCATCAAGTGCTGAATCGGAGCTTTGATCCTGATAGCGGTGGACCCAGTCTTTTAGTGAGCAGTTCAAGAGCATCTAACGCATGTCTAACGGTGTTATGGAGCCAGGGGGGCGACAGACGTACCCGCAAGACTCGACAAGCGTACCTGTGCGATTCTGCGCGGTCACTCCGAAACCGACTCCAGAAGGTAACCCTGAATGATCGCCAGTATCTCGATGTCATCCTCTGACGACAGCCCCAGATAAGGTCGGGCCTTGATCTCGCTGTCATGCGCCCCACGTGTGGCCCACTGTGCAAAGTTGGACTTGCTCTTCTTCACAAAGCGATTGCCCACTGATCCATCTTTACCCTGGCGGAAGTAGACCTGCTGTGATCTTGCGGCGTGTTTGACCTTGCCACCAAACTGGTGGATGGCGCCATACGGGCGGTCTGTACCGAATGACAGTTCATTGTTGCTGACGTTATGCCGCAATGTGTCCTGGAGCGAGCCCTTTTCGCGCAGGATACGACCTCCCTTCTTGCGCGCCAGAGTCGAGGGGGCAAGCGGCGCCCAGGGCGAGCCATCCGGGGCGACCTGTTGACGAAAGCGATCATCAGTAGATTGGTGCAGGTATTCCGCAATGTCATTGAGCGGTGTTGTAAGGTCGCCCAGCCGCTCGACAAGCTCGTCTAGGGCTTTGCCAACCAGACTTGTATCAACGGAAACCTCTAGCATTGAACCGGCCATGTGATGCTCCCTACTCGACGCGTCGATAAAGCAGAACGCCCAGGCGCAATGCCTCAAGGTACTGCTCACTGTCATCCACAAACCCGGTGACGCCGGTCCAGTCATCTGCACCCTGGTCGAATACCGCAATGGCGGGGTCGGCCTTACCCTTCACCAGGACGTGAGCCAGGTAACGACGGCGTAATACCGCTTTGCCCTGGTCGGGCTGCCATTCCAAGCGCCCCCAGATCTCATCTGGCGTCTTAATGGCTTCAACTAATAGGGGCAACTCGCGAGCTTTGACCTGTTGGGCCAATGCTATTGCGCCGGTTTTGGCATTACTGAACATCTCCCGCCCTATGACCAGGGCGTCACCGGTCACGTCACGAAACACTGCTGGGGCAACATCGGTGGCACCGAACTCGCTCAAGAACTGGGTCACTGCCTGAGGGGCAGATACTTTGGCCGGGAGCAAGCGCTTTGCCGGGACCGGCCGAGGTTGCGGCAAAGGCCCGCTCGGCTGGCTGTTGGGTAAACCTGTTGTCGGCGCTGGAGCTACTGACGGTGCAGGTATCAAGTCGCGGGTGTGCAGCTGGGGCACGTAGTTGGTCAAGCGTGATTGACCAGGTGCATATTCAAAGCCCGGATCGATCCCTTTGGGTACTCGCACAGTGCGGGAGCCACTGGGGCTATTCTTGCCGATGACCCGATCTTCCCACTCAGTGACTGGCGCAGGACCAATAGTCAGCCCCTGGCGCTCAACGTCCCTAGCCGAGAGCATGAACTTTTTGCACTTACAGCCCCAGCCGTTTTGCGGGGTATGAGTTGCCCACCATGGGTCATCGAGGGGCAAGGTGATGCCGTTCCAGGACAGGTGCATTGGCCGTGGATGCGCACTGTCGCCGTGACGATAGACTGCGTAGGGACGGCGTTTGCGTAACTCTGGGTCGGCCATCTGGGCTTCGCGCCCAGCGTTATAAGACTGGCGCAGGTTGGTTTCCCAAATGACATTGGTACGCCAGCCGCGTTCGCCCTGGTACTGCCAGCCATGTTTGCCGACAACTTGGTCAAAGTCTTTGCGGAACTGTTCTAGGGTGGTGCCGCTGGCGATGGACTTTTCCACGGCGCCCCGCAAGTCGACGAGCAGATCCCGTTTCGCGGCACCCGCCACGACGAAGGCGTAGTCGTGTTCAGCGGCGTAAGCATCAGTCCAGGCGCGGGTTGGCAGGTTGACCTTGCCACGGAAGTAGTCGATCTGTTCCTTGAATGGCAGTGAGCCGTGAGAGACTGCCATGGTTACAACCCTCTCAGGATGTCGTCGCGCCCAGCCAGGCTGGCGGCTGCCAAGCCATCGGCAATAGCATCCGCCAACCCACTTGTGGTCATTGTCGGATAGGTTTCAATCAGCCGATCTCGGAACTCTTCCAGGCTGCTGACTGAGTCGAGCAGTTCCTTGATCTGCTCGACCATGTCATCCATATACCCCCCAACAGCACGCTCCATTGTTCGCACCTGGTTATCCACGATGTCTGGAATTACCACCGGTTTAGTTGGTACTTGCTCGCTGTTGATCGCCTGGGCCAACACAGGAGTGGCTACTGGCGCCGGGATGCCCAATAGCTCGGCACCCTCGGCCGGAGCCGGGATATTGAGCTTGTCGCGGATAACCGACTGCTCGACCTTTAACCCCAGCGGCACAAGCTTTTCGAGTGCCTCGATCAAGATCTTGGTGTTTTCAGGTTTTGGAACGTCGATGATCAGCCGCGGATATGGCCGACCAGGTGCAAAGTTTAGATCGCACCAGGGCCGAACAAAGTAGCGGTTCAAGGTGTTCGATTCGGCCTTGGCATCAGCTTGCAACAGATCCAGACGCACTTCGTTATGGATCGTTGCCTGGGCTTGGCTGGAGCCGTCGTCAGTAGACATCGTCTGACCGACCACAGCTTTACTGACCTGCTTGTCCCACCACTCGGCCAGGCCTTTGAAGAAGTCACCTGCGCCGGTCACGTTCGCCGCCTGGGTGAAGTCGATTTTCATGCTGTCCGGGATTACTGCCGCCGCATCGCTGCCAAGGTTGGCTACAGCTGACATCAGGGTGTTGATATCGTCTTTGCTCGCGCCTGGCCCGTAGCGACCAACACGCATGGGCATGCCGAAGATGTCAGCGAAACCCATCCAGTCCTTCCAGGTCCAGGCCTTGCACATGTAACCAACGGCCGCCAGACGTGCCAGGCCACCCCGGATCGGCAGGCCGGAACGGATGCGCGGTAGGTGGACGATGAACTTGTATGGCACCAAAGGAATGCCGTTGACCATGTCGGCCTCATCGAGCAGGCGCAGCTCGCGCCCAGTTTCGCGGTCGAACTGGAAGAAACGCTGGTCCCTCGGTTCAAAGCGCGACGGATTCCAGGTCTTACCGCTACGGTCCCACATGATTTCGGAGACGGCATAGCCCTTGCCCATGGCGTCGGTGAGGTCAGCTTGCAGTTCGCCGAACTCGGGTGAGTCCACGACTTCCTTGAGTTGATCGGCGCGGCGCACGTCCTCAGGGTCGTCGCTGGCGGCTTCGACTCGGATTGCCAGGCCAGACACTGCCAGCTTGCGGGTGCCCAACACCGAGGCGTAATGCAGATCCCGCTCTTCCATTTCCTCTGCAAGGGTCAGGTAGTCATGCGCAGTACCTTCGGCAGCGGCTTGCAGAATGCTGGCGAGACGACCAGGTGTCAGGCCGCTGGCCACTGACTGGTGCCAAACCTGGCGAATGCCGGTGGTGCGAGCAGCGGCCTGCTCTTCGGTGAGCTTGTCGTACTGGATCGGGCGACCATACTGGTCGACGATTTTGGATTGAGCCATTACCAAATGCCTTTTTTGGAGCGCCAACCGGCGCCGATCTGGATCTCGCGATCATGCTGGGACGCGGGCTGGACTCGGTGATATTCGATGATCTCGATTTCCAGGCGGGATGCGTAGTCAGCCAGGACGGCGGCGATACCGGCGTCGCCGTGGCGCTTTGGCCCGGACTTTTCGCCTTTCTCGTTGGTGCGTTTTTCCGGGATGCGGGCCACGCCCTTGACCATCCGAAAGGCGCGCACGTCGCTAACCACGTCCTTGTCGGCCGGGATGTCGTAGAAGGTGTCGTCTTCCAGAGCAGCCTTGAACGGCGGCATGTTGTCGCGATACCAGCCCTCGGTGAGCATCACCCGTTCAATACGGTTAAAACCGAACTCAACGGCAGTGTCTTCCGATAATTGCGAGCCGTTGCCTCTGGCGTCATCGGCGCCCTTGAGGAAATTGGGTAAGCGACGAATGATGTAGAACTTGATTTGCAGTTGCTGCTTGAATGGGACGTTACGCAGCTCGACCACAAAGGGCGTGCGTTTGCGCAGGTTCTGTTCTTTGAGCAGCGGCCAGAATACTGAGAGGTCGCCAGAGCGGCCGAAGTCCATCCCGTAAAAACTCTGCACGTCCAGCGGGATTGCCGAGAGCAACGGGAGCAGATGCTCTTCGCACCATTCCAAGGACTCGGCCAGGCGCAGGTGTTCCGCGATGGTTTCATAACCCTGCGGGTAGGCCAGGCGCAGAACCGGCACATTGCGATTACTGCGCTGTTCGACCAGGGCCATACTGAGAAAGGCACCGCCGCCCTGGGATGGAACACAGTCCAGTTCCTCGTCGGCTGCATCGCCGTAGAAGCCGTATACATCCTTCACCCAGGCGAGTTCGTCCTCAAGCCTGTACTCAATTCCCTTACGCAAGCAGACACGTTTGTACAGCCCGTCAGCTACTGCTTCACCGAACGTGCAGCGGAAAACTTCGCCATTGCGCTTGCCTGCCCGGATCTCATTGATCAGGTCATTAAAGGGATTTTCGGTGCCATCGTGGGTGCTGATCACATGGACTTCACCGCCCCAAATCAGAAGTGCCATGGCCGCTTTCAGCAACTCGGCCAAGTCCGCATGGAATGCAGCTTCGTCGATCACGACAACGCCCTGACGGCCCCGCAGGTTGGAAGGTCGACTGGTCAACGCGACGATGCGGTGTCCGCTGGGGAATGCGATGGTGTAGGTCTTGATGTGCTTGTCAGGATCGCTATCAGGCCAGATGCCTTCTTCGATTTGTTCGGCCGCGTAGTTGTATGCTCGCGCCCACATCGCGCATGCCTGGATATATTCCACGGTCATGTCCTGGTTGTAGCCCAGGTAATAGACCGTCTGGCCGCCCGCCGATTTTTCGGAAGCTGCCACCAGGACATTGTCTGCCGCTTCGGCCCAGGTGAGGCCAATACGCCGGGACTTCTCGCCCACTTTGAGAGGGGCGCGGATGCCGATCCATTCCTTCTGATAGTCAAGTAGCACGGCCGGTGCGAGCAAGGTGGCGGTGCTGTCCAGGATAAGGGGGAGGCTCACGATGCCATCCCCAAAATCTCGCGCCGGATTTCGTCGGCCGTTGCCTGAGTCATCCCACCTTTCTTGGCAATTTTATCAACGCGAGCCGCTGCCGTTTCGACCTTCTCCCGCCACTCGGCTTGCCATTTCTTCTGCACAACCGAAGCCTTGCCCAGCTCGGCCACAGCTTTGGCTACCTTCGGCAAGTCCATCTGATCACCATCAGTCATCAGCAATTTGAATAGGTGTTCTTGGACCAGCCGCATCAACGCTTCGTTGACCGCGCCTTCCTCATCCGGCGCAGCAGCGACCACAGCACGCGCCTGCTCGCTCGCCATCTTCAAGGCCGAGAGCTTGGACTCGAAGTCCTGACCATAACGATGCAGCGCAGACTTGCTGATTGAAAAACCCTGGGTCGACAGCTCGTTAGCTAGGGCTTCGTAATCGCTGAAGTTGTTTTCGGCCAAGGCTTTGTCGAGCCAGTTTTTAACTGACTTGGGCAGACTGGCGACTTTGCTGCGCGGGGGCATGGCGTCAGCTCCAGTATTTTTCTGGGCGAGCAATACCGGGATTGCAGTCAATGGTGTACTCGGCCACGTCGACACCGTAGTGGGTCAATCCGCAGATCCACGCACCGCTAGACTGTTTCTTCAGGGTCGCCAAGCTGCGGTCAGCCAGGTAGTCCAGCTCGCGCCGTAGCTCCAGACTGGTGGCGTCGGGGAAGATGCCCTGGATGGTCGACAGCACCACCGCTTCGTGGGGGTCAACGGGGCGCGATGTGTTGAGGGTAAGGATGATGTACCAACGCAGGGATTCCCGGCGGGCCTTGGCTGGATCAATGTTCATGGGCGTAATCCTTTGAGCTGAACGTTTTCTAACTTGAGTGCCAGGCCGTCGAGCTTGGCTTCGATAATGGATTGATTGCGTGCCCAGTCTTCTCGGCGGACGTAGTGCAAAGGCATCTCGCCACGCAGGCGCTCCATGCCGATCTCCATCTCGCGCAGGCGCTCACTGTCCTTGTCCACCACGGCAAAGCGTTGATCCAGGCGCCGTTCCATTTGCACCAGGAGCATTTTCATAACGCCGACAAATGCGCCGAGGATGGTCACGGCGATACTGATCATTTGCCACACCGGCATTTCGAGTGTCGCCATTAGTGCTTGCTCCTTTCGCGACGGGTTTGGCACTGCGCGCAACGCTGCACACCGGGGATGGCTTGGCGCCGTTCTTCGGGTATCGGCATGTCGCAATCAGCCACCTGGCAGAACTCGGCCGAGGGGCCGATCAAAATTTCTTGCTGTGCCAAATGAGTCGCTAAAGCGCTTTCGTTGTGCAGGGCTTCCAGGACGCTGGCGTAGTCACTTGCTTTCATTGCGGGTCCAATTGATCAGGTCTTTGAGCTGCGCCCGGCAGATTCCATACAGCTCGCCATTGCGTACCTGGTTGGTCAGGAGTTGTTCCTGGGTGACGCCTGAGTCGAGGTCGTCAGCGGTTCCGGTTCCGCTGGCAGGCGCAGAAGTTCGGCCGGAGCCGTTCGCGGTTGGCATTGCGGAACCGGGGGTAATACCGTTTGCGGCGTTCCACACGCGGACAAAACCAGTAGTGAACACAGCAGCAGGCAGCGGCTCGGGCTGCGTATTGAGGGCGCGGCGATAGAGTTTGGTAACACGGGCAATATCCCCTGTGAGTCGGTCAGTGGTCTGGCGCAGGGTTTCTTTGGTGTCCGCAAGCTGGCTAGCCAGTTGATTGTTTTTGCCTTGCTCGATGCGTAGCCGCGCCAGATCTGCATCGGCGGCGAGCTGCTTTTCCACGGCGTGTTCTTTACGCAGAAGCTCGACAGCGGTTTCCCCTTCGGACTTAGCCAGGCTGTAGCCTTCGTCGTAGCCGTCCTGGCGATTCAAGTGAAAGCCGTACACCACGACACCGATCACAGCCACGTACCAGAGCAGTGGCTTGACCAGGTCAAACAGGCTTTTCATTGGCAGACCCCTTGGCCCCAGCCATCAGCGACATACAGGGCTTCCCAGCGCAGCAGGATCAGGCGCGGGTATTGGCGGTTTTCCTTGAATGCAGCGGCCGAGCGGCCGTTGTTGAACCGCTCGACGGAGTTGAACCAGGTCAGCGGATCGGCCCCTTTAGCCGATGCCAACTTGCGATCTTTGATGACCCAGCCCAAACCGCCGTTGTAGGCAGAAAGGATCAGCGCCCCTTGTTCGCAGGGGCCACGCGCCTGGATGCGGTTCGCCAGCCAACGGTCATAACTGACCAGCGCTTGCATGGACCAAACCGGGTTATACGGCTCGACCTTGCCAAGGGCCTTGGGGAACAGCGCGGCAAGCCAGGTGGCCGTCGAGGGCATCACCTGGCCCAAGCCTTGCGCACCAACCGGCGACCTGGCGTCGAACTTCCAACGGCTTTCCTGGTGGATCTGCGCGGCGAAGGTGGCGACCGGAGCATCCAGTCCCCATTCGGCCTGGGCGATACGGGTCAGGTCACGGCGGTAGCGCTCGGCCTGGTTTGGGATTTCGGCCTTGGCCGGTGGGCTTGCGACCAGGCCCACCAACAGGCCAATACCGGCCGCAGCTATATATAGAAAGGAACGAGAGCGCCGCATGTCAGAGCCCCAACGTCAGGCCGAGAACGCAGCCCAGCACGACCAGGGCGCGACGAATGCCCGCCAGGGAGCGGTCGCAGGCTGGAACCGCGTCTGGCCGTGCATAGGGAAACAGTGCCCGGTCGAGCCAGTAGCCCAACACGCAGCCGAGTGTGACCAGGCCGCACTTGTAGAGGACAACAGGCAATTTGGTTGGGGCGACAATTGCCAGACAGAACAGCAAGGCGATGGTGATCAACGCCCAGAAGGTCATGCGAGGCGTGCGGGGTTGCCGCTTCGGTGTGGTGGTTGTCATTGGGATACTCGCGGTGAGTTCATGGTGGCGCGCAGTGCGGCCAGTTGTTGAGCGGCCACAGAGGCATTGCCGCGCACGTAGGTAGGGGCTTGGTATTCGGCGAAGGTTGGCGTGATGGTTCTTACAGGGGGGCGTAACTTTTCCTGTTCGCGGACGTATTGCTCGGTGCGGGCTTCGGCTTGTGAGATATGCGATTGCACCAACTCCCGCCAGTCGGCCGGAACCTTGGCCCATAGCACCGCACGCGCTGCATCATCACCTGCGGCTTGAATAAGCTGGGCGAACTGGCGCGGCCGTTGGGGCCGGGAGACTTTGGGGGGAGCGGAATGCATAGCGCGAACCTGCCGTTTGAATGAACGGATGTAGGTTCGCGCACGGGGGGAGAAGTTGTAATTTCAGGGGGGTTTAAGGTTTAGCCCCGCTCGGTGGCGGGGCTTGGGCTTTACAGTAACTTCATTGAGTAAATTGCCATCATGCCCTTGGGCGTGCTCACAAGTTCAAGGCTAACTTGCGATGTACCCTTGCCAATTTTCTTAGTACCGGCTTTAGGCTTGCCGCCAGCTCTGATAATTGGCTGCTGACGATCTAGCTCCTGTACAAAAAAATCATTCACCAGGTCGAAAGCAGCGCCCCTACCAACAAGACCCTGGAAGAGTACGTCTCTGAGTGCTTCTGCATTTCGATAGTCACTCACAGAGGTTGAATCATTTGAAAGAAGCATCACTGTTAGCCCAGTAATAGCGTCTTTCGCTTTGCCACTTATTTGCACAATTGATGCGGCGCTACCTACGGGAACTGTTCCTCCCCAGCGCTTCAGTCCGTCTGCGTCAGTTTCAGTCAGTTGACTGCGGACATTTGGAAGCTCTTCCAGCATCTCGTCATATGATTTTTTGAAGGCGTGTTTGGGGCTGTCGATGGCTGCGTGGGCAGATAAAGAAACAGCCAAGCAGAGAAACAAACTGATTAAACCATTCGCTAATTTCATACCCACTCTCCTTTGAGCAACTCTAATGAACTGTCCCGTCATCAAAGCCGAATAAGTCGGGCTCGCTCTTACGGTGGAGCGCCCGTTGACGGGCAATGATGTCATAAATCGTTTGGCTCGACAGGTCGTACTTGCTGACCATATCGGCGGGTTTGACCCCACGGTCTCGCCAATCCTGATAGATCGCCGCGTCGCGCATGGCTCGCTTTAGGATTGTGCCCCGTGGCAGATACATCACTGTACCGCCCTGGTGTTCACAGATCGAATAGACCACACGGCGGGCCAATTCAGGGGCACCGTCTGGGTTATTAAGCGCCTTACGCAGCTCGACTTCTGCGACCCTGACCATCTCGCCCAGGGTGCCCTCCCAGCGTGCAAGGACGGTGGGTGACTCCATGTGAGCTAGAACCTTATCAGGGTCGAGTTTATCGCTGTCGTCCGGGAATAGTTCTTCGTTCATCGTTCAGGCCTCCCATGTCGGCGGGCATCGTAGGTCAATGCCGCAACCAATTTTTGCAGTTGCCCAGGGTCGAGCCATTCCACGCGCTCGACCTTGAACATGCGCAAGGCCATACCATCAGCATACGCCCAGGAGCGTTTCGCTTCGGCGAGAAAGGCCTCAATCTTACCCACCAGTTTCTCCCGGTCTGGCGCAGGTGTCGGCGCTTTGCGGCCATGCTTTTTAGCCGGTGCCGACGCCCAGCCCAATCGGGCGAACTCGGCCAATACTGCGCCGGTCTGGCGGGGGGTCAGGTCTTTGGCCGAACGCACACCGGCCACACGGACCAGTAAGGCGCGGTAGGTATCGTCATCCAGTCCCAGCTCCTTCTTGGCGATATGGATTTTGCTCAGTTGCAAGTTTCGCGTGCTCATTGTCTTCCTCCTTTGATAAGGGCCTGGAACGCGGCTGGGTCGTTTCGGGACAGTGCGGCGACACCATGAATAGTCATGGTGAGCGCGTGTTCTGTTTCATCGAACGCCCCGGCGCTGCGGATCTGTTCCACTTCGCTCCTGGTGCCGCTATAGATTTCCATCTTGAGTTTGCTAGCGCCCATAGCCAGGCGCTTGTCCTTGTCGCGCTTGCGCTGGGCGCGTTTACGCTCGCGAGCCAGGCGGGTTTTGCGCTGTGTGGGTGATTCGTCTGTCATGGGTGGCTGCTCATCAGTACCGGACAACCACGTCCGGCAGACCGCCCCAGCAAGCCGGGACGGTTTCGCTTAGTGCAGGGCAAGCTGTTCCTGACCGTTAACCCCATGGTTTAAGCGCACATCGCCCGCCGCAAGAATGCCGTGCAGGGCGTCAGTCATGGCACGCACACCATTTCCCTGGTTGGCGTTACGGTCGCGGCAGGCGAGCTTTTCCGTCTCTGTGTGGTGCTTGAGCATGTACGCCGAAGTCGCCGGGGATGGTTCATCATTGCCAGCAAAGGCCATGACCTGCTTTCGCACGGCCGATACCCAGGCCGCACAGAACACGTCGGCGCGTTTGGTCTTGGTCGCTGTCTTGCAACGCTTCAACTGAGTGTTGATAAAGTCGCGTCGAGACTGCCGAACCTGGCGCAGCAATAGGGTCATGGTGTAGCTGGCCAACTCCGCTAGTTCACCGATAAAGCGCCATTCGCCGATACCGGCCATGAACAGGACTTTGCAGGCATAGGCTTGAGTAACGGCTCCAACCAGGTTGGCTTCCCATTGCGGCGGGGTCATTTTTGAACCACTACGGGCGGCACATTCGTACACTTCGGATAGCTGGATATCCGATTCTTCTAAACGATACTTTTCCATCAAGGCACGGGCCTGGCGCATTGCAGCGGCGGCTTCGTGCGGGTTGTCGCTTGCTGCCAGGCGCAACAGTTTTTTGATCTTTTCTAAGGCTTTGCTGTGATCCATATCTTCCTCGGCTGCTCATCAGTACCAGGCAACCACGCCTGACAGACCGTCCCGGATGGCCGGGGCGGTTTCGCTTATTGAAGGGTCATGGTGGTGGGTTGCCAGCGGCAGGCAGGAATGGCACCCAACATCTTTTCGCTGGCGACCAGGTCGAATACCTTGTTGGAAAGTCGCACAGCTTCCGTCTGCCGGGGTGTTCCCAGGGAGCTGGTCGGTACGCCTGTCATATCAACGGTGACGGAGGGCTTGCCGTTGCCTTCGGCGCGGTCCTCCAGGGTGATTGTGATCTTTGCCATGGGGCTTCCTATCGTTGAGTGTGGAAAGTAATGCGGTAATCGCGGGCAACCTGGCGCACGTACTTTTCGGTCATGTGGTGCTTACGTGCGACCCACCTAGGGGAGTTGCCCAAGGCTGCATCTGCCATGATCAACGTGGCGTGCTTGCGGGTGTCCGGTGCGACTTCCTCAAGCTCGGCAGATACCGAGGGCGGATCAGCGGCCACAGAGACAAACAAGTGGGCATAGACTGGCGACCGTTCCGGGTTAATCGTGAAGGTCGCTGGTGCGCTGCTCATCTGGTGGCCGACCTTCTGGATTTGTCCGCCACGATCCAAGAACTGCTCAGTCAGGCGGTCTAGGTTGGCGCGTTCAACGTCGTGTTGCGGCGAGTGGATGGGCAACGGATCGCTGCGGGTGTCGTGATAACGCTGCATGATCAGACCCCCGCGATATCAAGGCTGATAGGTTCGTACTGCTCCGTATCACCTACACGCTGATACACACGGATGTAGGACTTTGAGCCAACCACCTGGCAGGCATCACCAATGGCCTGCATGGCGCGCTGCCAGCGCTCATCGGTAATTTCCATCCGGCGCAATGCCAAGACGCGGGCTGTGCGGATGTCGCCTTTCTGGTCAGTCCGAAAGGCGTCATTCACAAGCGTGACCACTTCGGGGCGTGCCCCGGTGGTCCAGTCGCGCAGGCATTCATCAATCAATGCCCGCGCTGCCTGGAGGCGTTCGTCGAAGGCGATGCTTTCCTGGACGGCGCGCATGATCTTGAAGCGCCCATCGAAGCTGATCAGGCTGACATTGCCTTTCTTGCCGCCGATCTGCGCGCCGTACTGCTCGGCGCTTAGTTCCACAAAGGCTTCGATATCACCGAATGCCGAGGCCTTGAACTTCGCCAGAACCTCGTTGGCAGCGCGGGCTTTTTCAACCAGGCCAAGCACCAGGGTGTCTCGCTCCAGGTCGATAGGTTTGATCATGCTTTCCGGGATCAGCCGCTTTTGAGCGTCGACGCGGTAGCCTTCGGGAATGGTTTGTTGTTGTGTCATTGCAAGTTTCCTCAGTGGAGAGTCAGTCGCGACCAGTCAGCAGGACGGGAAGCGCTAATGGGCTCGCGCCATTCCAGGGTCACGCCCTGGAACTGCACGTTGAAACGGGTGCTACCGGCCGTGGGGTAGCGCTTGTAGCCCTCGGTGTGGCCGAGGTTGAGCAGGCGCTGACCAGACTCGGGAGTGATCACCAGGAGATTGTTTGTAGGGTGAAAGGCCTGCACGCGGATGCCATGGGCCTGCAAGTTGCGGGCAGCGGCGTTAAACACCCGCAGACGGTCTGCCAGGGTCGGGGTCAGGATTTTCAATGACGTGCGGTTAGTGGAGGCGAGCATGGGCGTTCTCCTGGTTGCAGCAGTCGGGGTTAATTGGGCAGTGTTGGCAGGCGCGCCAGTGCTGCATCGCCTGGGGGTTGTGAGTCGGTGCCGGTTTTTCGCGGTAGCTTTGGCACTGGTCAGAGGTGACAGTCTCGTCCAGGGCGACACATTCAATGCGGCCCAGGGTTTCCATCACGCGCCGCTCCACGCCCGCCGTGCTGGGGGATGCGTAGCGGTTGGATAGAATCAGGCTGACGGCCGTGCGGCTCATGCCAATGCGCTGGCTGGCCTTGGTTTTGTTGCTGGCGGCTACCTCAGCGGCAAGCAAGCGCACGAACAACGGCACTTCGTTGCCCCAGGCGGACAGGTTTACCTGGTTCATTCGGCCACCTCCTGGTCAGCTTTGCGCCACACGACCTGATCTAGGTTCGGGTCATAGACCTGGTGAAAGTCGCGCTGATAGATCGGATGTTTGGGGCCGGTGTAGCGGGACGGAACCAGGCTGAAACGGGTTTTAACACCAGGCGTTCCGCCTCGACGTGTCACATAGCCAGCCTTTGCCAGGCCTGACAAATACACATGAGCGCCAAATTCACTAATGGACACGCCGTTGACGCTGGCGGCGACGGCGGCCTCGGCGGCGCTAAACTCGCCCAGGATGCGCAATGCCCGCCAGACGTTCTCGGCACCGGCTGCATACTTGGAAACTTTGCCGCTACGGGTAATGCGCGGGGCTTCAACGCCTTCGTCTTTAAGGAGTTCCCACTCGGCATCGAAGCGCCCGACGTTGCGAACTTTGCTGACAATGCCGGCCTTTTCCATGTCTCGAAAATAGCCACGTACGGTTTGGTCGTCCTGGTTCGACTTTCGAGCAACAGCGTAAGTCGTCAGCTCTTTAGGGCTGGCGTTGATGGCACGAATGGCTTCCCAAATATGTTGGCGTGGGGGCTTTCCTCCCACCATCACCAGATCGGCTCTGATTCCCATGGCTCAAGCCCTCCGCGACGGCGCTTCGCCGGTAAACCAACCGCGTGAGCCCCAACCGGCGAGGTCGATGCTGTCGATGGCCAGGGCTTGGGTTTCGCTGTAGACCCGATATAGGTTGACGGCGATACGGCGAAGGCACCCACCGACCTTGGTCCGCAGATCCTCCAACAGGTCATCGGCAAAGCGCAGTGATGGATAACTGGCCTTACTCAAGGCGCGCAGATCATCGAGGGTGGCGCGTTGTGCAGGCACCCACTCCAGCACACGGTTATGCAGGCGCTCCAACTTAGCCAAACTACCGGGCACACGCTCTTCGCCGATCAGGACGATAGTTCCCTGGCTGGCGTTGTAGATGTCGGTCAGGACGTTGGCGACGGCCTTTTCCAGCAGGTACTGCACGTCGTCAATTAGCAGTGGGCGACCACTGCGGGATAGCTGCTCGGCGATCTGGTCAACCATCTGTGACAAGGTGCGCTCTGGCTGGATGCTCATTTCGCGCAGGATGGCGAGCAGGAAAGCTTTCTTGCTCCAGGTATCGCGACACTCCACGTAGTAGGCGCGATGTTGGTTGGCGGCGAAGGCAGCGCCCACGCTTTTACCCAGCCCGCTTGCGCCGTACATCACCACCAAACCAGGCAGGCCGGCTGGGCGGGCATGGGCTCGGGCGATGGCGGCTGACAAGAGGCCGACATTGGTCAGGGGAACGATCTTGGTAACACTCATAATGCGACTCCTAAAGGTCTTGGGTTAAGCGCGGGCCTTGTCGGCGAACGCGAACATTTGCTGAATAGATTTGAAGTCCGGGTGTTGCGGGTAGCGGGCATGCCATTGCGTTTCCTCGGCCGTCAGCGACTCGCCGCTGGTGATGCGGCCGTCGATCTGGAGCCAGAGGCGGTATCGGGCGGTTGGGTCGGTGGGCAATTCGAAGGCCGAGGCCTGCGGTGCAGCCAGTTGGGCGAAGCGCTGGGCCTCGGCAAGTTGTTCAGGCGACAGGTCGTACTGGCTCGACTGCGAAGCAATGACGCGCATTTCCACGTCTTGCCCGGTAATGGTTTTGGCTTTTTTGACCAGGCGGGACAGCTGGCCGCGTTCGCGTTTCTCGCTGGCTTTTTCCAGCATGGTTTTCGGCATGGCTGGACTGGCGTTCCCGTCGAGCAGCGCCTCGCCGATCAGATCGCCCTCTAGGGAGTGGACCCAAACACGGCTAGCGTCGCGGAAGTCATAGGCCACGCGGACCTGTTCCCCGTGGAAGCCGTCCAGGTCTTTAAGGAAGTAGGTGCCGCTGTTCCATTGCACCTGGCAACGGTGGACGGTGCGCTCGACCTGTGGCCGGGTCAGGCTCTCGACGATGTTGCTGTCAGCCAGCAATGGTTCCCAGCCCTCGGCCTCTGCCGACTTCCAAGACTCCATTGGGCTTTGGTGGCGCTTGCGCATGGTCGCAAGGTCGCGGAACTTCGGCAGGCCACGATGTGGGCGACGGTTGTAGTCATCGAGTGCTTCTTGCAGGGCCGCGAAGAACACCGAAAATTCAGGTACGACTGTCGGCGCGATGCCCAGGGCAAGCTGTTTACGGGACAGTTTGTGGGTCTTGGTAGCGGCCTCTTTATCCATATCGGCGCCGATATAACTGTCGAACGTCTTGGCGAGCCGAACCAGGATGGTTTTATGGGGGCGCTCAATTACGCCGCGAGCCTGAGAGTTGTAGGGCAATGAGTGCGTGATAGTGCCGCCCAGGCGGTCGTTGACCTCGTAAACAACGGAGTTGTCAAAACCGCTGCCGTTGTCGACGTAAAACACCTTGTACATGCCGCAACGACTTACGCCGTCACGTAAGGTGTCCAGTGTGGCTAGGGTTGACTCCGCCAGGTTGACGGAGAAACCGACGATACGGCGGGTGCCCCAATCAATGACCATGGTGATTTCTGGGCGGAAAATCTGCCCCGTCAATGGATTGATCACTTCGGCGTCAAAGGTGTGGCCGTCGGCCACCCACACGTCATTCGGCCAGAGCATGTCGGCCTGACGGCGGTTATAGGCTTTTAAGGCGTTCAGTTCGTGCGGACCCATGCGCCCTTGCTCACGTACCGACGGGCTGAGTTTTTTCAGCCAACGGCGCACCGCATGAATGCTCGGGCAAACACTGGAATTGATGTCCTGGTGCAATTGCTTGAACTGCTCATACGCAGCTTCAACACTCGGTTTCTGCGGTCGCTGGTAGTGCTTGAGGAATGCTTGCGCCCAGGTCGGGACGCTCATATCTTTTTGACGACGGGCCGGAGCTAGGCCTATTTCGCCGTGGGCGCGGTAGTCCGCCAGCCAACGCTTGAGGGTGCGCTCAGACAGGGTGCGGTCTTCGGTCTTGCGGTCGTTGGCGCGGATTACTCGCTCATTCAGATACGGACTGAGGTCGCCGGTTTTAGCCAACCCAACCAGAGTAAGGATGGCGCGGTTTTGGCTGACTACCTTGCTCATGCGTTCGATTTCACGCACGAACGCAAGGCGCGCAGTCATTACAGAAGACTGTGCATCGTTCAAGCGTGACGCTTTTTCTGAGTCACGCCCGGCTGTTACTACGTGTTTTTCAGCGACTGGTTCAACGGCGTTTTCTACGAGCGTTGCTGTCAAAAGCGCTGCCTGGGTTTCCTTTGGCAGGACCGAAAGGGTGTACTCAATGGCCTTACTGCCAAGACGCTGCTGGCCTTCCCAACGCTCACGCTTGGCGCGTATTTGAATGGCGCGCTCTGTTCCTGGCATTCCAGGCAAGCCAGCCAGCTCGCCGGCTGAATACCAATTACGCATGGCTGTCACCCAATGCACGCTTGAGTTCGCGTGCCTTACGTCCGGCATCATCGCGCAGGCGTTCCAGCCGCCCCAGTTCCGCATTGAGTGCGTCACGACCGTAAGCAATACGCCCGCCGCGCTGTTCGGCCAGCCAGTTGGTCAGTGCGTGGCAACTGCATACTTCTTCTAACAGGGGGGCTCTGTAGAACGGCAGGTTGTGATCTGTCCGGGCCGGACTCGACCATGCATCAAGCATGTGCTTGCTTACATCGTCACCCGAGAGTCGAGACATACGAGCTGCAATTTCATAGCGGTCTAGATCTGAACCTTTAAGGATCTCGCCGATCAGTTCACTTACCTGGGCTGCATTGTTGCCGTTACCAGGTATAGCTAGAACCGGCTGTGGGACGGAGAAGATGTCTAACGTCCGGTCGTCTTTGACTTTGCGCATGTTTATCCCTCCGTACCTGTTTTACGGTGCCGAAGGTCATAAGCTGGGTTATGCTCTTGGCTATAAGTTGCGTTCTTCTCGGCACGTTGTGACCTGATCCGATATGGGGTGCCGTTGGCGTTCCAACGGTCCGGCCACAAGTCGATTGGCTGAAGGCCCAGAGCCTTGGCTATCGCTCGTTCCATACGCGGGTAAGCTGTGCGTTTAGCGTTTTTAACGGCAGTGTCAGAGACGTTGAGTTCACGCGCCAACATCGCCAGCGAAGTGCCTTTGGCACGTAGCTGGTACTTGATCCATTCCCAGCGTTGGGTCGGATTCAAAGGGATTTCGGTTTTGTTCATGCCATACGTCCAGTTTTAACCACCGGGAAGGGTGGTTTTTTTGGGGTGTCTAACGTCACTTACGGCATAAACATAGCCGCTTTGTTCTTGGCGGTAAAGCGAAAAGCGGCATTTCGCTTTGCCGGAACCGGCATTTTTATAAGCGGTGAAGCTATGCCATTGTTTTTAAAGGCTTTAATTGGAATGCGAAATTTCGTTTTCTTTTGCGGCAGGGTTTCGTTTTCTCCTTTGGAGAAAGCGAAATGAGTGAGGGGCTAGCGGCGCGCATCCGAGAATGCGCTGAGATAGCCGGAAGCGGCGACGAACTTTCGCGCCTAACGGCTATACCTCGACGAACTCTGGAGTACTACCTGACGGGACATAGGGAACCAAAGGTTGCCCGTTGCGTTGATATTGCAAAGGCCGTAGGTGTGGATATTGGGTGGCTTGCGTCAGGAGAGGGGGATAGACAGAGGGGCATGGTTGCTGCGGCACCTGACGAGAGTGCGTATGTCTACGTGCCTCTGTACGACGCCTATTGCAGCGGTGGGCATGGATCGTGGAACGATGGGGCGAAGGTACTGACTATGCTCGCTTTTACGGCCTACTCGCTTCGTAAGAAGGGCTTGGAGCCATCCAGGCTTTCTGCTATCCGAGTAGACGGCGACTCGATGCTCGGGCTTTTGAACGACGGCGATACGGTTGTCATTGACCACGGCCGCAACACCCTTGAGGGTGAGGCTGTCTACGTCATCCAGTTGGATGACCATCTCTACGCCAAGAGGCTTCAACGCCAGTTCGACGGCTCGATCCACATCATCAGCGAGAACAAGGCCTACAGAGATATGATCGTGCCCAAGGAAAAGCTGAATGATCTGCGGATCATTGGCCGCGTTGTATGGGCTGGTGGCTGGATCTAGTCACACCGCTATCGGTGCCAAAGAGCCTGTTAAATTGGGGCGCACTGCTCAAGACTGATTGATTTTGGTCTTGCAGCTCTTTGGCATCGTTCTTGAGCCGCCCCGTAGTGGATGCTCCCCGCAACGCCCCGTCTTGTCGGGCTCATCACGAATTGTCCTGCTTAATCCAGCTTCTTCCCACCAGATCCTCCCCAGTGCCAAAGCTGCCACTAACCCACAGATCAGACGCTGGTCGTCGAGGCGCTGGCGTGTCATCACGGTGAGCGATTGCGGGGTTTCCCGTGGGGTCAGGTTCAGGCGCGTCGAGCTGCTGGACGATTGCGTGGTGTAGGAACCGGTGCCCTCGGTGGTCGAACCCGGCGCCTTGCCGGAGATGGACACGGTGCTCAGTTGCAAGGCGCCGCCCGCCGGGCGTGGTTCCAGCGAATAGTTATTGCCGCTGCCACGCACGGCTTGCAGGTCGCTGCTGCTGAGCAGGATTGCCAGGCCGCTGTCCAGGTCATGGCGCCCATGCAGGCCGGGGCTGGTCTTGCCGTCGGTGAGCGCCGCCGGGTAGGACAGCAGGATCTGGCTGGCCTGGCCGAACCGGTTGAGTGCGCCGGCCAGCGAACCAGCCGGGATGTCGAAGTCGATCTGCGGCGCGGCCTGCACCCAGGCCGACGCCAGCAGCAACGGCGTGGCGAGCGTGAGCGTGGCGATGCCTTGCATGACCGCAAGGGCCAGTGATGTTTTCAACGTTGTGCGTGGCTGCATGCCTGTTTCCCCAGTGAAGGTAGTGTCTGGGAATACAAGTCTCGTGAGATCGGCAAACGGCTCACTTTGCCGCAAAATAAATTCACACGAGGTGCTGGCGCGGCTTGAGGGTGACCCAGAACCGCGTGAAATGCTGCACATCCAATTGCAGGGTCTGCGCCAGGGCGGCGAGGATGCGGTCGGTGTCGGCCAGCGGGTAGGTGCCCGACACCCGCAGGCCGCGCACCGCCGGATCACAGGCCAGGCGCCCGCGCCGATAGCGGCTCAATTCTTCAAGGAAGTCCTCCAGGCGCATGCCCTGGGCGACGATCATGCCGCCGCGCCAGGCCAGCTCGCCGTCCCGTTGTGGGCGACGGGCGAGCACGGTGTGGGCATCGAAGCTGATCAGTTCGCTGGGCTGCAACACCAGGCTGCGCGACGGGATCTGCACCGACAATGCGCCCTGGTCTGCGCCCAGCTGGGTGAAGCCGTCACGCTGACGCACGCTGAAACGTCCGCTGACCGCGCGGGTCAGGCCTTCGGCGGTCTGCACCCACAGCGGGCGGCTGTCGGCGGGGTTGGGGTCCACGAGGATTTCGCCGCGCAACAGGTGGATCTGGCGCCGCTCGTGGGTGTATTGCACGTCGATGGCGCTGTCGGTGTTCAGTTGCACCTGGGTGTTGTCCGCCAGATCGATGCGCCAGCGCTCGCCGACGGTGGTGCTGTAGTCGCTGGTCCAGTGTTGCAGCAGTTCGCTGTCTTTGGCGCTCCACGCCGTGGCGCCCGCCACCATCAGCACGGCGAGGTGCTTGACCACCTGGCGACGAGACAAGGCCGGCCGCAATGCAGCGCTGACCAGGGCCTGATGCGCCGGCGCGCGCACGTCTTGCATGCGCTGGAAAAAGCGTTGGGAATGCTGCCAGGCCAGTTCGTGGGCCGGGTCTTGTTCGCGCCAGCGCTGGCATTGCGCACGGGTTTGCTCACTGACGTCGGGCGCCTGCAATTCCAGTTGCCAATGCATCGCCTGCTCGGCGGCTTCCAGGGACAGCGTCATGGTTGCTGGCTGTCCAGCAGGATGCATTGCGCGCCGGCCTTGATGATGTAGCGCTTGACCGTGGCGATGCTGGCGCCGAGGCGCTCGGCAATCTCGCCATGGCTGAGGCCATCGAGCTGCGACCACAGGAACGCCTGACGCACCGGCAAGGCCAGGCGGCTGAGCACTTCGTCGAGGGCGGTGAGGGTTTCCAGCAGGATCCATTGGGTTTCGGCGCTGGGGGCGGATTCTTCCGGCAACAGGGCCAGGGCCTGCAAGTAGGCGCGCTCCAGCTTTTGCCGACGGAAGTGGTTGGACAGCACGCTCTGCGCCACCTTCGCCAGAAAACTGCGCGGCGCCTGCACCTCGATCGCCTGATTCTTCGCCAGCAGCCGCAGGAAGGTGTCCTGGGCCAGGTCCGCGGCACTCTGCGAGCAATTCAGGCGACGCCACAGCCACTGCTGCAACCAACGGTGTTGCTGCTGGTACAGGGTGGCCAGGTCAGTAGGGCTTACCGCAGGAGTCGAAGACATGGGAGGCGCGCACAAAGAATGATGCGCAAATGATAACGGTTATCATATGTTTCGCAAGGTGTCTGCGGTAGGAGCCGGGGGAGCCGGCTCCTGGTGTGGATCAATCGTCCAGTTGTTGCGGCGCAGGCTTGCTGCCGGCCTTGGCCGGTTTGGCGCCTTTGGCGGGCGCGGGGGCCGCCGGCTCGGGTTCTGCGGCGGCGGCGGTTTCTTTTTCCGCCATGGGCATCTGGTCGATGGTGCTG